GGATAGATGGCGCGAGTTTATGCGTGACATGAAAGAGATCAACGGATTAACGAACGCCGAAATTGCAGAAAAAGCAAAGGTTTCTGTAAAAACGGTAGAGCAGCTGTTTAGCACTGCGCCTTATGAACAGGATATTATGCGCGAAACCGCCCGAAGAATCGAAGATGCCGTCATTGGTTCTTCGAATCAGTATCCGTGTATCTTGGCGTTTGAGGAGAGTGCCCCTGATGAGCGAAAGCTGTTTGACGAGGTGAGTAAAGAGCTAGAACACGCTCGAAAAAATCTCGAAAACATTCATGCGTCTTATAATGCGGAATTGCAGACTATCCGTGACGAGGCCCAGAAGAAAATCGAGTATCTGCGAGAGCAGATTAAGAGAATGGAATCGGAAGTGGACTACTTGCGCCGTGACAATGAGCGCAAGGGAGCAATGATTGATAAGTATTTGCTCGAAAAATTTGGATGAAAAAACCGCTGATTAGTCAGCGGTTGGGGCGGATGCTTCGATGATAATTTCTGCAAGGATTTGAGCGCGGGGATTATCGCGTAGTTGTTCGTACAGAACCTCTGCCAAAGCATTTATGCGCTCCAGCTGTGCGGTAAGGGTATCGATTGTTTGCATTGCGGTTCCTCCTCGGGAAATATACTATATAATGTAATAAGGTATAGAGCGTCAAGAACGCCGATTTCGTAAGTAATGCGGATCGGCGTTCTTTTTTGTTTATATGATAATGTCGGAAAACGAAGAAACTGTGAAGAAGAGGTGTCATTTTTGAAAATTGAAATTTTGGAAAAAATCAAACGTATCTCAAAGCAGACAGAGGAGTCGCTGACCGATGCCTTCAGTGTGCTCCGTAGCGTTGAGGACAGAAAATCGGTAGATCACTATGTCCGCTGGGTGCGCAGCGAAGCGCGGAAGCTGAAAACGCCGCGAATGTATGAGCTGATTCGCCAGACATACATCTTCGCCGGTCAGTACAGCTTCGATGACTTCATGGTGGCCATGGAGTGGAACCGTGAGCCGAAAGCACGGTTTTGGCTGCCCCGTCGTAAGGTGCTGGAAGGGAAGCATCAGATCGCCACACAGATTCAAGAGTTCATCGATGACCCCGAAACGCTATATCTTGGTTTCTCTATGCCACCTGGTACAGGCAAAAGTACGCTTATCAAGTTCCTGTTGGCGTATATCATTGGTTGCGAACCTAAGAGTGCGAATATGTATGTTTCGTATTCAGACGGAATGATTCGCATGATGTTGGATTCTGTACGAGCGATGCTAACTGACACTAACGAGTATTGTTTCCACGAAATTTTCCCCGGTCTTGGAGAACCGGCTATTTCGGCTGAGTATAAGACGATTAGCTATCGACGAGCTGGTGATTTTCCAAGTCTCGGTTTGGTGTCGCTGGGCGGCTCGGTCACTGGTAGAACTAGAAGCAACCGTTTCCTTATAACTGACGATTTGGTCAAAAATAAAGAGGAAGCCCGCTCTCCTGAACGTTTGGATAAGCTGTACGGTGATTATACCGCTACACTGACCACTCGTATGATTGGCGATTCCGTTAAGCAGTTGCAGCTCGGCACTATTTGGTCTGCGTATGATCCCATCTCTCGTATGAAAGCCGATCATGGTGACGATCCTCGCTATCGCTTCATCGCTATCCCCGTGTGGGACGAGAATGAGGAATCCAACTTCGAATACGAGCATCCTGATCGCTATACTACCGAGAAAATCCGCGACATCAAGAACACTATCGACAGTGCCGACTTCGAGTGTTTGTTCATGCAGCACGGCATCGAGAAAGAGGGCTTGGCTTTCGCAGCCGACAGCCTGAAGTATTATAATGGTGTGCTGCCTGATGGTGAGCCGGATAATATCTGCTTCGTGAACGACGTGGCATGGGGTGGGGGAGACAGCCTCAGCATGCCGATTGCCTATGTGTACGGGCAGGATGTGTATGTCCACGATTGGGTGTTTGATAAGCGCGATAAGAGCTGCACGAAGCCCCGCGTGGTGGCGAAGATCCTGCAGCATAAGGTGAAGATGGGGCGCACCGAGGCGAATAACGGTGGCGATGAGTACAGCGATGATGTGTACCGTATTCTCCGCCAGGAGCATGGGTACAGCATCAACATGAGCCACAAGAAGGCGCCCACGAACATGGCGAAGCTGACACGCATCGAGCAGCATGCTCCGACCATCCGTGATTTTTATTTCCGTGCCGATGGCTGTCGCGATAACGATTACCGCAGAGCCATGAACGAGCTGACGGGGTTTAGTTTCACCTCGAAGAACCTCCACGATGACGCACCGGACAGTATGGCCATGCTGGCAGATTACTTGGGGAACGGGATCAAGAGTGTCACCGTGGCGAAGAGGTTGTTTTAACGCATTCCTCCCCTTGATTAAACAAAAATTTGATTTTGTTTAATTTTGGAACGGTTGAAAAATTGACTCCCCTTCCGATTAACCGAATAAAAGCGCCCAAAATACAAGAAAAATGATAAAAAATAAGAGGGCTATCGTTAGATAGTCCTCTTGTTTTCTTCCCTACCACGCTGGTCAGGATAGTATATTATATAATATGATATATGCCTCTCACCGCCCAAGCTCGATGGCTGCTTCGCCGTTGGGGGCGATGACGATTTTCATGTTTTTAATAAACCGATCGTAAAACTGTTTTTTCTCTGCGGTGCTCATGTCGGCACGAGTGGCGCGGAAGGCTTCCTGCAGGATGTCCTGAATATTAAAGTGGAACGCTTCATCCAGTGCCCGTCTCACCTCAGAAAGAACGGCAGCTTCCTTAATCTCGTCGCTGTTGCCGGTGCAGAAATCATCGATATAGCAGTATTGCAAGCCTGCATCGACCAGTGCATTCTTAATGGCGGGGCCGCATTTCTCGGTTTCTACCATGACGAAGAAACGGACTTCCGGCATTGCCGAAATGAGACCCCAGTAGTCGCTATCGCTGGAAACAAGGATAAAGGAATCGACATTGTTCGTATAATGTTCTCTGCAAGTGCCTGTGGTCAGTCGGATGTCCACGAGGGACTTGTTTTCCTTAATGCGTTCGATGAGGTTGTGTTCAATGGGAATCTGCGTAAATTTTTCGAGGATCTTCCATGCGGTGGCGGTATGTACATCGTTGTAGAGAATGATTTTGCAGATTTTATTGAGGAGTGCTTCCTGATTGAGGTTTTTCAGTGTGGCATACAGCTTATAGGGGTCGGAGTTCTCACAATCCACCACAATAGCAACGCGGTTGCTCTGCTCTAAGAAACGATAGATACCTGCTTTCGTCTTCTCCCCTGCGTCTGAGACCTTGCTGATGTCTGTGAAGTAGTCCTCATTGGCCTCATACAGGAGATTGACGAACTTCTTGTCGTTGTAGAGGATGTTTCCGGAGTCGGTGTACGCCCAGTTCATGTAGACCTGATAGGGGTATTTGTTTTTGTTGGCGTAATACTCGGAAGCCGCAGCTCTGATGCCGTCTACGGTGTGGCCGTTGGGCATGATAAATAGAGCGCGGATGTATTCCCATTTCAGCCAAAGAGGAAAGATTTGTTTGCAGTTATTGATTCGGTCAGCTATGAGTCTGTTGATGTCCAGAATATATTGATTGGGTTGGTAATTTGATCTCTCAACAGCGATGCCATCCTCCAGCAGCTCCAACAGACTGCTTTGGGGGATCAGCTCCTGCATGGAGTGTAGATTTTTAAGTTCATAGCGCATCTGCTTGGAAATGGCAGCATAATTGCGTTCTAATGCCGTTCGCAACGCGCAGAGATTACGGATGATGCGGGCGTTTTTATCTTGATGGAGTTTTTCGTACCATTCCATCTTTGGCGGCTCGTGCTCGTTTTCAAAATGCCGTTTTTCTACGCCAAGCAGGAATGCCATCTTTGATACTACATTATAGGTGCTGTTTTCGTAGTCTCTGTATTGCGGGGTGTTTTCGGTTTTGCAGGAACATTCATAAACAAGTTTATTGCCTTCGATCATAGGTGTCCCCTCCTATTGCAGCACTATATTTAATGGGGTGTCTACCATTTTAGTCCCGAATTCCGACAAAAGCAATATGAAAAAAAGAGAGCCTTATCATAAGGCCCTCTTTTTTGCTATGTTCCATTAGTCCTCTTTTTTCTTCAGCAGCACGGCAGAGCCGGTGACAGAGAGGATGCTCATGCTGACGGCCATGAAGATACCGGCATCAGCAGTCTTGGGAGTGACGATCACCGTCTCAGGCGTGGGGTCAACGGTGGAATCAACGGTGGGATAGTTGGGAGCCAAGGGGTAGGTTTTGCCGCATACACACCGCTTTGTTATTACATCGTAACTGTGCTTTCCATAGCCGTCCTTACCAGCATTTGCTGTAATGTCACAAACATCGTAAGGGCCTACACACTCGTGCCAGTGATATGTGTCATCATAGGTGTATGCATCTGCCCAGTCATGCGCGTGAGGTGCCTGATAGCCACATACACATTTGCCGGTTGCGTCGTAACTATGCCTTCCATAGCCGCCCTTACCAGCATCTGCTGTAATGTCACAAACATCATAAGGGCCTACGCACTCGTGCCAGTGATATGTGTCATCATAGGTGTATGCGTCTGCCCAGTCATGCACGTGAGGTGCCTGATAGCCGCAGTCTAAACATACGCCGGTTGCGTTCGGATTATGTGCTTCATATGCGTTTCCCTGCAGGTAGCAATTGCTAGCTGTGCATTCGTAATAATGGCCATTTTCATCATAAGAGTATGTTGTTGTCCATACATGACCATGAGTGCTTGGCTCACCGCAGAAACACTTCCCGGTTCTATCGAAAGAATGTTCTTCGTAAAAACCTTTCAATGCCTTATCATCAGATGTAAGTTCGCAATTGGCATGTCTATTACAGTTCTTCCAGTGATGGGTATTATTACGGCTCCAACCAGTTACCCATTCGTGTTCATGGGTGCTTGAATGACCACATTCACAAAGGTCGGTTCTAAAAGTATATGCGTGGGGAGCATAATCTTTTACTTCATCACAGCCAGCTACTGTACACTCGTACCAGTGGTGAGTGGTATCGTAGGTTAATTTTGTTTCCCAAGCATGCACATGCGCCGCCATGGCGGTCACGGGCAGCAGACTCAGCGCCATGGTGAGCGCCAGCACCAGTGCCAAAAATTTCTTCTTCATTTTCTATCTCCTTTCACAGGTAAACATGTAGGTTATCGAAGAGAATCACCTATTGTTCTTTATTCATCAAGGCTACTCTCATCCGCGCTCTGCGCACTGTGGCACAGACTGCGGCAGCTGCTATCGGTACCGGCGCGGTGTTTGCCGATGTGAACTGGGTGGTGGTCGGCTCTACTGCTGGCATGGCGGGTATCCTGTCCATCCTTACCGCTATCGCCACGGGTCTGCCTGAGTGCCCGACCTGCGCGGTAAAGGATGAAGAGGTGAAGACCGATGCCTAAGGTCTACCTCTCCCCTGCTTATCACAAGTTCAATCCCTGCTCTATCGAGGGCTGTGACGAGACGACGCACAACAACCTGTATCTCGATGTCCTAGAAACGCATTTAAAGGCGTGTAGAATCGATTTTAAGCGTGGACCACGCCGAGTGCCCAAGTCGGCGCAGAACGGCACAGTGCTCATGCAGGAGGCTGTAGCGGCGTCTAATGCGTGGGGTGCTGATGTGCATTACGTTTCCCACACCAATGCAAGCTCCAATACGGTGGGTGGCG